TAACTGGTTGATTCAACCAGTGAGGGATGCCGTACGGGATAAGGCCATTACTGGTATGTCGTTTAGGTTCACCGTTCGTGACGGTGGTGATACGTGGGTGGAAACCAAGGGGAAGATTCCCGAAAGGACACTTACCGATCTCAACTGTCCCGAGCTGGGGCCGGTAGTGTTCCCCGCTTATGAGCCTACGACTGCTAGCGTTCGATCCTTATTGGATGGATTAGGCGAGACTCGTGCAGCGACGGATGATGATCCGGTAAAGCAAGTGCAAGCTATTGATGCTGTTCTCGATCAGATCGTGGCGCTGATAGCAGACACGAAAACGTCGGAATTGCCACCGAATGTGGCGCAAGCTATAGGATTGATCTATGCGGCTGAAAGTGCCGTGGATGAGCTTCTCGAGATCATGAATGTTTATGATCCCGATGACCCTGAGAGTACGGGCACTCTGGGGCGATCAAGGTTTACCGGGCGTTCGGATACGCGGCGTGCCGATGGCGGTATTGAAAAATGAGCACCGCGTATCCGAAACAGGCGCTTAGCCTGGGATCTAAGGAAGATGGTGCCGTAATGGCAAAGGATGAAGAGCAGGAGCGCGCTAATCTCCTGCCGGAATCATTGGAGGACTTGCGCGGCAAGACTCCCGATGAACTTCGCAAGATTGTTGATGTCCTTGATGCTCACCTGAAAGACCTTCACCAGAACGAAGTCGGCGAACTTCGCGACATGGAAGAGTCAGAGCAGGCAGCATTTGATCTCGGCATGGAATTGCGGGACGTTGCTGTTAAGAAGATTGAAGAGCACGTTCGCATTGCTGAGGTGTTCCGTCGTCGGCCGAAGGCAGTAGAGCAGGTTTACGCCAATATCCGTAACGGGATCGACGAGCGTGCCAGTGATGTGCGCCGGTTGACGAACAACGAAGCTCGTGACCGTGCATTGAGGACGATCGAGTCGAAGAACAATTCGATCATGCTCAAGCCGGATCAGCTTGACGCACTCGATGCACAGGTTCGGACCAGTACCGATATCGCTCGTCGTGTCATCGTGACGGAGAATGAAGCATATCGGGAAGCATGGATGAAGATGTCCACGCAGCCTAATGCCGGATACCTTCTCAGCGATGAAGAGCGTGATGCCCTTCGTTCATGGGAAGAGTATCGTGCAATGTCGGAAGGCACTAGCTCTGCTGGTGGTTATGGTATTCCGGTCTTTATTGACCCGAGTATTATCCTTACGGCGCAAGGTTCTGGTAACCCGTTCCTACAATTGGCGCGGCAAGTGAACGTCAACACGAACGCATGGAAGGGTGTTTCATCGGCTGGTGTGTCGTGGGCATTCCAGGCAGAAGCAGCGACGGCTGCGGATAACTCCCCGACCCTCGCACAGCCTACGGTGAACGTCTACATGGCGCGTGGATTCCTGCCCTTTAGTATTGAGCTGGAGCAGGACTATCCATCGTTCGCTAGTGAAATGGCAACGTTGCTGGCATCTGGTTATGACGAACTGTTGATCGACAAGTTCACTCGTGGTTCGGGTACGAACGAGCCGACGGGCATTGTCACGGCACTTGATGCTGACACGACGGATGAGGTGCTTCTCGCTACTGCTGGCACGTTGGCGACTGGTGATGTCTATGGTGCGTGGCAGAATTTGCCGCAACGTTTCCGGCGTAATGCATCCTGGTTGATGTCTGTTGCTATCAACAACAAGATTCGGCAACTTGGTACGGCTAACGTGTTCCACGCGTTCACTGTGAACTTGCCAAGTGAGTGGGCCGATTATCTCTTTGGTAAGGCAACGTATGAAACTCCGTACATGACGGATCTCACTTCTACGGCACACACGAATGTGGCTGTTGTGGGTGACTTCTCGAACTATGTCATCGCACGACGTGGCGGCATGTCGGTGGAATTGGTTCCTACCCTTGTGGACGTGACCAATAACCGACCGACTGGCCAGCGTGGTTGGTTCGCGTATTCCCGTATCGGTGGTAACTCTGTTAATAACCAGGGTTTCCGCTTGCTTAACCAGACGTAAAAATTTATCCCTGGTATCAGGTGGGTTCGGTTACGAAATGATAAATCGAATCCACCTGATATCGACTTACTAAAGGAGTTTTGGTCATGGGTGCTCTTTTAGGGGTTAATGGCGCAGGATTCGTGACAACGCCAGGCGCGAATGGTGTTATTGCCACATGTACGATGCCAGTTAATATAAATACTATTTACGTTTATAGGATTTTGGTTCGTACTGGTTACAATGCGGGTACTCCTGCTGGTCCCGAACAGACTAGTGGTGGAAACATGCAGCTTAAATTAGATGATGTCCAGGCAGCTAAGCTTGCTACTCCTCCTGTCGTGGGGCCAGGAGGATATGTAACATTTGAGTTTTTAGCATTTATGAATGGCGGGGAAGTAGTCACAGTGAATGCAATTGGTGCCGCGACATCTGGTGTTGTTTACAATGCACAGATCGTTGTTATGCCCGCTGAGACGCCGAGTATCGTAGGATGATTAATTATACGGAAACAATTCGTAGGTTGAACCAGCATGAAGATCATTACTTGGGAATGCACAAGTTCAAAGAAGATGTCTTCAGATATCAAGAGATCATTCGAGCAACCAAGCCCGAGATTATCGTTGAAACAGGAACTGATACCGGCGATTCGGCTTTATGGTTTTCACAGTTTGCGCCTGTGATCAGTGTCGATATTCGACATGAGTATAGCAGTACTGAGGGTAATATTACGTGGCTATCGGGTAGTAGTACTAGTTCCTCGATATTTAGCCAGGTGAAAAAGCTCGTGCAAGGCAAAAAGGTATTGGTGTCGCTAGATTCTGATCATAGCTATGAGCATGTAGCGAACGAGATGGAACTATACGCGCCATTGGTCCAGGTCGCTGGATACATGGTAGTCGAAGATACAATTGTTCGTGAATGGTGGGGTATACCTGGTCCACTAGATGCAATTGAAAAGTTCCTCGAATTGAATTTGCAATGGACGCTAGATCAGCAGATTGATGATCGGTTTCCGATTGGTACATCTTCGGGTGGTTGGCTAAAGAAAATGGTGATGAAATGATGAAGGTTGTTTATGCGAATAGTACTGGTCACGTTGCCTCGTCGCAAGGGCATACGGTACTGGTGATCCTTGGCACGCACTGGCCTGCTAGTGATCCGATCGTCAAGTCCTATCCTCAGATGTTTTCCGATGATCCCGTTAATGGTCTGTACTTTTCACAGCCGCCCGTGGAATATCCGGAAGAGACCGTGAGCGAGGTTGCCAAGCAGGCAGAGCAGGCGACGAATGAGCCCGGTAGCAAAAGGCCGATTAGAGGTCCTAAATAACAATGTCCAATGACGCCGTGACGATTGCCTATATCCATCCGAACGAAATTGCTCATTCGTTTCATCAAAGTCTAATGGCAATGATCGGGCATGATCTTTCGCATGATGGCCACGTAGGCGAGGGTGGATGGCTAGCAGCTAGGTGCTATGGTGCCGATGGAATCCCCGGTGCCAGGAACCTTGTGGTAAAACAATTCCTAGCGGAGAAAGATGCTGACTGGCTATTTTGGATAGACACTGACATGGGTTTCGCTCCTGATACCGTTGATCGTTTGTTGGCGATTGCTGATCCAGTAAAGGCCCCTATTGTCGGTGGTCTGTGTTTTGCGCAGAAGCACCAGAAGGATGACGGTTTCGGTGGTTGGCATTCGGAGATGGCACCGACTATTTTCGATTGGGTCAATCATGGCAAGGAGACTGGATTCCTGTCACGGCGTGACTATCCGATTAACGCATTGATTCGGGTTGCTGGTACAGGTTCGGCGTGCGTCTTGGTTCATCGTTCTGTGTTTGAGAAGATGGCCGAAGCATATGAGCCAGACTGCTGGTATGAACGAGTCGTCAACCCTACCGCTGGTAATAAGCTCATGGGTGAGGACTTGTCATTTTGTCTACGTGCTGGCGCGTTGAACATTCCTGTGTTTGTTCATACTGGAATCAGGACGACGCATTTCAAGCCGGTATGGTTGGCAGAGAAGGATTACTGGTGGGGAG